TTGATCGAATGCTCGCAACAGATGAAGAGATTCAGGCAGCACGTTCAAAGCTTGGAGTCGCTGAGCTTTTTGCAGGTGATCCAAAACGAGCAGGTCTCACAGATGAGGAAACGCTTGAGTATTTAAACGCTCAGGCCTTTGCTCGTATTGATGCCGAGGCAGACCTTCAAGCTCAGGTCATGAAAGATTTGATCAGGAAAAAAGATAAAGCTTATCAAGCTAAGTACAAAGAAATCTATGACGCTGAAATGGCGAAGGCAAAAGAAATGCCTGAGTTTAAAGCGATTGATTTAATTACAGGCGAGATGAAGTTATCTAAGAACGTGGTTAATGATCAGTATTCTGTATTTAAGAATACGATCCCAAGAGGCTCGACGATCTTAGACGGCGGCCAACATCCTGATGTGGTAGCAAGTATTTTAGGATTTGAAAACGGCCAGGCTATGCTGCAGGCAATAGCTCCATATCAAAGAGGCATTGAGAGTTTTGTTGAGTCTCGTGTGGCGACAGAGATTAAAAAAACCTATCCTGAACTTTTGGAGAGTCCTGAGTTATCAGAGACGGCCATTCGTGCACTTCATAATGAGAACGCAAGAAAGCTTAAGCGATTAGAGTTAAAGCATCTTATGAAGAACGATCCTGATATGGTTAAGAATATCGGATCAAAGCTGATTCGAAGGATGCCATCTCAGAAAGAAGTTAAACAGCAAGCGATTAATTTAATTGCATCGACAAGTGTTCGAGAAGTTCGTCCGGCGGTTCATAGAGCGGCTGAGAAAAGATTTTCAATTGAGGCGGCTAAGGCATTTAAGCAGGGTGATTTCTTTAAAGCATTTGAGGCGAAGAGAAAAGAATATCTAAACTTTGAGCTATATGTCGCTGCGATGGACGCTCAAGAGGATGTTAAAAAATCCATCAATGATTTTAAAAAGATCTTTAAACGTAACGACGAGGACATGGCAAAGTCTAGGGACGTTGATCTTGTTAATGCGGCAAAGGCTATCCTTGCAGACTTTGGTATCATGCGAGCAGGCAAGACGGCTGATGAGTATTTAAAATCAATGCAGGCCTATGATCCAGAGGGATACTCTGTTGTAAAGAACTTAGTCGATCAAGCGACGGCGAATAAGGGAGATTATCAGTCTGTCACTTACGACACTTTTGTTGAGATGAGAAATGCTGTAATGGCTCTTTATGATCTTGCAAAGTCTCGAAAGGAAATTGAGATCGACGGTGTTCGAATGGACATTGATAAGGTTAAAGAAGAGTTAACGAATCAGATTGCATCTATTACCCCAGAGGCTAAGTCTCAGTATTCAGAAACGGTCGATAAATGGGGCCAGGCAAAGATGAAGCTCTTAGGATTTAAGTCATCTCTTGTAAGGGCTGAGGCTTGGACTAAGGCGATGGACGTTAAAGACAATGGTCCATTTCATAGATACATTTGGCAACCTGTTTCAGATGCGGTGACGAATTATAGATTGCAGAAAAATACAGTTTTAAAACAGTACGTTGATTTGTTGAGAGGATACGAGAAAAACATCACTCAGGATAAGATCGTTTTTGAAGAGGGAAAATTTATCTTTAAAAACAAGGCCGAGTTAATGATGGCAATTCTGCACTCAGGTAATGAGTCGAACTTAAAGAAGTTGTTACTTGGTAGAGGTTGGGGTGAGCAGAATGCAGATGGCACGGTTAATACTGAGAAATGGTTTCGGTTTTTAGATGGACTTCAAGAGAATGGGACTCTGACAAAGGCTGACTTTGATTTTGCTCAAAGCATTTGGGATATGCTCGAGGGTTTAAAACCTGGCGCTCAAAAAGCTCATAAACAGATGTTCGGGTATTACTTTAACGAGATCACGGCAAACGCTATCCCGACAAGGTTCGGAGATTACAGAGGCGGATACATTCCTGCAAAGGTTGATGTGCTGACTGTTGAGGACGGCAGGATTAGGCAAGAGCGAGAAGAGTTTGAGAATAACAATAACTCGTTTCAGTTTCCGACGACGGGCAGAGGGTTCACGAAATCAAGGGTTGAGAATTATACTCAGCCGTTATCTCTTGATATGGGTTTACTTGGATCTCATATTGATGGGGTTTTAAGGTTTACGTTTATTGAGCCAAGGGTTAAAGAAGTTTCAAAGATTGTCGTTGATAAGGGGTTTCGCGCAGCACTTGCGAATGTGGACTCAATGGCAGGCTCGGATATTCTTGTGCCGTGGCTACAAAGGGCCGCTCAGCAAAAGACAGTCTTGCCGTCTGAGGATGGCATAGGTCGAGCGACCGACGCCGTGGCAAGGGTATTAAGACGAAATGTTGCGACTCAAATCATGATGGGTAACGTAACGAATACCTTGCAGCAGGTGACTGGCTTGGTTGTCGCTATGTCAAAAGTAAATCCTAAGTATATTCGAAATGGACTATGGGATTATGTAACAAATAATAAAGGCACGACTGAGGCCATTATGGAAAAATCAGCTTGGATGAAATCGACTCAAGGATCGAACATCTTTGAACTTCATCAGGCTGTTAGTGAGATCTTGCTTAATCCCTCGACGTTTGAAAAGGCGAAGGACTTTACTCAAAAGCATACTTACTTTTTACAGATGCATGCGCAGAACATGGTTAATACGATTGTCTGGAAAGGCGCTTATGATCAGTCAATTGAAAAAGGGATGACTGAGATTGAGGCTGTACGGTTTGCAGATGAGGCGATTAGAACTACGCAAGGCACGAATAACCCAGAGGATGTTTCAAGGTTTGAGACTGGGACTGCGACAGGCATGCTGTTTAAACAGTTCGTTTCTTATTTTAACATGCTGGCAAATCTTAACGGATCTGAGATCCAGAGAATTCAAAGAGAAGTAGGATTAAGGAAAGGCATGGGCAGGGGGTTTTATTTATACCTTACCGCGTTCATGCTGCCTGCGGTTTTGTCTGAAGTTATCGTTCGGGCCATGAGTAATAACTGGGATGACGATGACGATGATAAGTATCTTGACGATGCAATGACGATATTCTTTGGATCACAGTTTAAGACTTCGATGGCAATGGTGCCTTATGTTGGACAGGCTGGGGTTTCGGCATACAATAAAGCATTTACTAAAAATGTTGCTGATGACAGATTGTCTTTGTCGCCAGTGATTTCGATTGTCGAGTCTGCGGTAAGTACTCCGGCACAGATTTACAAAGATGCCTCGGACAGGGGTGAGTTAAAAAAGAAAACCGTCAAGGACTCTTTGCAAATGATAGGCATTATGACTGGACTTCCGACTGGCCCATTGGGACGACCTGCAGGATACTTGATGGATGTTGAATCTGGAAAAGCTAAACCATCTGGACCTGTTGATTTTACGAGAGGTCTCATAACTGGTAAGGCAGGAGATCAATAATAATTGGATTGACTAAGGATTGGATTTTTCTTGAAATGAATCGAGGTTCATAAATGAGTTTATCAAATGCAAACAATCGAAATGATTATGTTGGAAACGGATCGGTTGATACTTACAACTACACATTTCGAATCTTTGACGATGACGATATTCAGGTCATTGTTCGAGATACTGATGACGTTGAAACTGTTTTAACTAAGACGACTCACTACACGGTGACAGGGGTTGGATCTGCAAGCGGCGGCACTATACCGCTTGTGAATGGAGCGTTTGACTGGATCGACGCTGAGGGTGATTTAAAGTCTGGTTATGTGATTACGATCAGGCGAATAATCCCATTAGTTCAAGAAACTGATATTAGAAATCAGGGCGCGTTTTATCCAGAGATCCATGAGGATCAGTTTGATAAGCTTGTGATGATCGATCAGCAACAGCAAGATGATCTTGATAGGTCTCTTAAAATGGCAACGACTGTTTTGCCGTCTGCGTTTGATACGACAATACCTGCCTCTATCGTTGGAAATCCAGGCGCATCGATCATTGTAAATCCGACAGGCGATGGGTTAGATGTTGGCCCGACAGTGACCTCGATTGCAGCGCATGAGGCTGATACGACAAATATCCATGGCATTGCAGATACTTCTTTATTGCTGACTGAGGATAATACAAAGACTGTTACGAATAAAACTTTTGTTGTCGCAAGTAACACGTTTACGACGGCGGCATCTGGAAACTTGGCAGCGACAGAATTAAACGCGGCCCTTGCAGAACTCCAAGGCGACATTGATAACAGAGTCGCAAAAGCTGGCGATACGATGACAGGCGCTTTGATTATGCAGGCGCTTTTAAGATTAGAACAGCAAGTTGATTCGACAACTGCAGGATCGGGCCAGAGCATTACTCCGACAAGATCGTTTGTTGATTTAACAAATGCAGGACTTGTTTCGATTAACAACATCGCATCCCCTCAAAATGGTCAGATCATTATTCTTAAAAACGATACAGGCGTTACCATCACGTTAATAAATAATTCAGGCGGCACGGCTGAGAACAGGATCTTAACTGGCACTGGCCAAGATCTTACTATGCTCGCAGGCTCAGCTGTAATTTTGGGTTATGATTCTAACTCATCCAGATGGCAAGTTATTGGGGGATCTGGCGGCGGCAATACAACTTTGTTCGGATCAACTGGATCACCGAGATCTGTCGTTGCTGCAACAGGTATCACATCAGGGGCCTCGCACATGTCAACGACTGCGAATGATCAGATTATTTTTGTTGTCGGATCTGTAGCAGGAGAGAGTGATATATCAGCAAGTCCTCAGATTACAGCTGGTACAATCGTTGGTCAAAGAATGCAGATCCATGGCACGTCGGATACTGATTATATAAAGCTTGATGACGGCACTGGGTTAAGTTTAGATGGTCCATGGTTTTCATACAATAAAACTAATTTAAGTTTAATTTGGGATGGATCTGTCTGGGTTGAAACTTCAAGGAGAGACTAAGTTTATGAATAAATTGATTTTAGTTATTTTAATTTTGATCGCATCGGTCGCAGATGCTCAGTCTGTGAGAACTTTAAACGCTGATTATATTGATGGAAATAACTCAGGCTTTAGAAACTATGCAGTCAATCCCTACTTTGATAAGAACTTGGCAGGGGTTACTTGCACATCGTTTGCAACGTGCGCACTCACGACGACTGAAAAACTTCAAGGGACTCAGTCTCTAAGTTTAACTGCAACGTCTGCATCTGGGACTGTGAAGTTAAGAGCAAAAGCTTTTGACCGAGAACTCTATGGACAGAACTGCGAGTTTTCTGTTGATGTGTTTACATCGGCAACAGCGGTGCCTCATTACGATGTTTACTTAGAAAATAATGGGACTCAGGTTAGCGGCACAACGACTGCAATGGTTGAACAGTCAAACAGATCTCAACGATACCGCGTGAATGCTCCATGTGGATCATCGACTGATGGGCCTTATGATCTAGTCATTGATTCGAATAATACAACAGGCACAAATATTAAGCTTGATAATTTTTATGCAGGTCTTGCAAGAAACGTCGGACCTGTTGCTCAGGCTGAATGGGTTGGGGCAATTACTATTGCAGGCGCGTCCAACTGTATTTGGAATAACAATAACACGGGATCAACTTTCTTAACATTTGCAGCCGATTCAGATTGCGGCGCTCAGGCTGTGGCCGGGCAAGCTCAAGCGCCTGGTACAAAAATACCCGGTTTGATTTTACCAAGTATTAAGCCTGGCGTTTATATGTTTCAACCTGCCGGAAACTTTTTCAGTGACTCCGCTGGTACTTGTACTTTCAGGATTTCAGATGGCACAAATGCATCAAATGCTTTTGGTATAGGTGCGACCTCTGCCGGATCAACGCCTGGATCTGCGTATATAAATTATACTGCAGGACAAGGATCAACGACCTTCACCATTCAATCGAATTCAATTACGACGACAGGTTGTCAGATTCGCGCAGATGCCGCTGGCACTCAGTTTAAGCTCGACGTTTATTATTTCCCTACTTCATCCCAAAACGCCGTTCGCATGGATCAATCGGACACAAACTGTATTCCATATACACCGACATATACTGGCTTTGGTACGGTAACAGTTTCAAGCGCCTGTTCTAGGCGAGACGGGCAGTTTTTAGAGGGCTTTGTGACATTCACGTCTGGCACATCGACAGCTGTTGAGGGTCGTGTATCTTTAGGATTTGGAGGCGTTTCGGGTAATGTTACTGCGGATACATCGGTAGTTGCTGCAGCTAGTGTTGTCGGCATGGGTGGTATCAGTATTATAAACTCGAATGAAATTAATTCTCTAATGCCTGCATCGAATCAAACATACATAAATCTTGGGGTAAATAGAGCAGGCTCGACAAACTCAGTAGTCCCTGCAAATGGTAATCAGATTGCAAACTCAGGAGAGGTCGTAAAGTTTTTTTATCGCGTACCTATCGTAGGCTGGACAACAAACCAAAACGCGCCTCTCTTGGTTGGCGGGGTGACGAGCGGTAGCGCAGGCCTAACAAGAATTGAACACATTACATTTTCAGGGGGCACGTCATCTTCAAATTGTACGTCCTCGCCTTGTACGACTTATGTGACAAGCGGTGCATTTGGTACAGTAACCAGAACGTCAACAGGACTATATACTGTGCCAATAAACTCAGGCGTTTTTTCATCTGCGCCAAGCTGTACTATTACCGGCGGTGCAGTTTGTTTAATAAATACAGCCTCGGCAGTTTCGTCTACGAACATTCCTATATTATGCTCTGTACCTGGCACTGGTCCGGTCGATGCATTTAATGTAAACATCACTTGCGTAGGACCCCGCTAATGAACTTGAACGAGAAAACCACGATACCAATATGGGCAGTCTTTGCGAGCATACCCGCCTTGGTTGGCGGTATCATGTGGTTATCTTTTATCGCATACACTTCGAATACATCTGCCTCTGAGATTGCTGACATTAAGTTAGAATCAAAAGAGATCAACAAAGAAGTGCGATTGCAGTTAATTCAAATCAATGATCGATTAACAAGGATCGAGACGAAACTCGATTCATCTAAGGAAGGAAAGTAAAATGGAAGTTTTAAATGGTGTTGAGCTAGATTATAAAGAGGGGAAAGTTGTCGTATCTGTTGCTGTTGCGGCAATGGTTATCCCTGCGGTTGATGCTCTAAAGGCAAAGATCGAGGCGGGAGATGTTGATCTTATCAAAGGGACTGACCTTGATAAAGAGATCCTCTTGAAGGCGATTGATTATATTAAAGCTGAGTTGGTTAAGTAATATGCAGGCGTGGCTGGCTGGTTTATTGGCGGCGATTATTCCTAAGCTCCTAGAATATCTATGGGCTAAGGCATCTAAAGAGCTACAGGATCAGCTTGCCTCAAAGCGCATTGAGGAGCACGTCAAAAAAACTATCGCTCAATATGAGGATCTCGTTTTAAAATTCGACGCTATCTCAGACGCTAAGGGTGGACTTACACTTGAGGAAAAAGAAAAACTCAGGCTTGAAAAAATCAAACTCGAAGAGGCGTTAATAAATGGAATATCTAAAAAGTAGCATCATTATTACGGCGCTTATCTTTGCCGCGTGTTCTGAGTTTCCAGACGTTGAGCCTACCGTACTAGATACTCAGCTTGATGAAGGCAGGGTTTATAAAGTCATCGATAAAAAGAATTTCATTATTCAGTTTGATCGAACGATCCCAGTCAAAGAGATGAACGGATATTTTTGTTTAAGCCAAAAAGATTTTGCTGAAGTGAAAGAGTACGTTATCAATAACCAGAATAAATGCAACTAACTTATTTATCCCCTGCGAACTTTGATTTCCTTTGGTGCGATAACGAGTAATTGCAATTGAGATCTTGAGTCGAACTTAAATGCGATAACAATATCCTCGCCAATATAAATCGGCTGGCCTTGCTTAACAGTCACTCTAAGCTTACCGAAATCTTTCTTAGTTTTTGGATTTGAATTTTCCGGCGAAGAACTCACTCATCACCCCAGCTTTGATTATGGTTTCGTTGAGCATAAGCATTAGTTCTCTGCACTCATCAATATCAACTTCGATCTTTATTGTATCCTCATCCTCTTGTTTAAGGATGATCAGGATAATTGTACCGCATTCTGATATTTGAGTTTCGACTGTCACTTAAGTCTTGGGATGATCAATTTATTTGTAGGATCTAAGGACTTTGAGAGTTTTCTAATCTCGTTTAAGCAGGCATACGCGTATCCATGCGCTGAGGTTAGTTCTCTTGATCCAGATATTTCCATTTTGATCATCGTCTCCATAGTTGGATTTGATGTTATCTTGACCTTTCCATCTGGCAAGTCCTCAATAATAATCTCTACTTTAGCCAAGTTTCCCCCTCATTTGTTTTGGTTGATCTCAACATTGGTTTGAGTAATCATCAATTGAAAAGAGGGTTTTATGTTTCAGAAATTTATTGAATGGGTTAAGTCTTTATTTGTTAGCGCAGCGCCTATGATCGTGCCTCCAAAGGCCGAGCCTCCTCGTCCGAACATGGATGCCGTTGGACAGAAAAAACTCTGGTATCCTGATGCAGTTATCTTGAAGGGAGCAGAGATGCCGACACAAGGTAAATACCGCAAAGGTTATCCTGAGGGCGCGATTGTTCACTATACCTCAGGCCGTGATCAGACAGAAAAAAATGCTGAGAATACTGTGATGGGTGGGATTAAAAACGGATACACGTTTTTTGTGATCGGACCAACAGGGGTTGTTTATCAATCGTTTCCCCTTGATCGTTGGGGTTATCATGCAGGTGAGAGTAAATGGCCTGGACTTGGATCTGGGGTGAGTCGTTACTTGGTAGGCATTGAGGTTTCTTGTGCTGGCAAGCTGGATGATAATTATACTTCATGGTTTGGGGTTAAGTATCCGAAAGAGGAAACAAGAGTTGTCACGGATGCTCATGAATGTCCAAAGGGTATTTACAAAAAATATACTGAGGCACAAGAGGAGTCTTTAGTTAAGCTCTTGCTGTGGCTTAAGTCGAACAATCCTGAGGTGTTTAGCTTTGATTATGTGCTCGGTCACCATGAGGTGGCTGGCGTTAAAGGAATAGGTAAGTGGAGGAAAGTGGACCCCGGTGGGAGCCTCTCTTTACCAATGAGTAAGTTTCGAGAGAGGCTATTCAACGCCGTAAGATGATCTATAATAAACAACTTGGCCGCCGTCGCATCTGACGAACATGCCTCTTGTTACCCCTCTGTCTGTATCAAAGTCATAGGTACAAGTCGTGCCTGTGCCAGGTGCAGGGCAGAGGTTGTTATATGGAGTCGAGGCAGATACATAAATTAAAATGGTGCCGCCAGATGAATCGGATTCTTGGATCTGATATTCAAAGCTTGCCTCGCAAGATGGGATCTTTCCCATGCAGTTAGATCCGAACTCATAAGCAAGGTTAGTGTTCTCATTAACCCACGCTCTATTAAGTTTACCTTGGCAGTTCGCGCTCACTGTTGGTGCCGCAGCTGTACCGCCGCCTGAATTAGATCCTCCTCCTGATGGGGGTTGGCAGGCTGATAATAAAGACATGGTTAAAACTACAAAGATGATTTTTTTCATACCATTATTATCGCCTATTTTTTGGGGGACTTAAATTTAATTTGCAATCTGTATCAAGATGAGACATAAACCGTCTCACAACAAATCACATTTAGGAGTTGATATGCTTATTCGAAAATGGATCAAGCCCGAGTCTCGTGAGCACTGGCTCAGTTTGAGATCTCAGGATCTAACCTCTACCGATATGGCCGCACTGTTCGGCATCTCTCCCTACCTGACAGAGTTTGAACTTTATCACAGAAAGAAGTCAGGCAAGGTTTATTCTATCGAAGAAAACCAGAGAATGAAATGGGGTAATCGCCTTGAGGACTCTATTGCAAGAGGCGTTGCTGAAGAAAAAGAATGGCGAGATATTGTACCATTTAAAGACTATGCAAGGGTGCCAGAGTTTAGGATCGGATCATCGTTTGATTATTACAGGACTGAGTCTGCGGCCTTGGTTGAGATCAAGAATGTTGATGGCATTCAGTATGCGAAGAACTGGATTGATGACGGCATAAACCTTGAGGCACCTCCTCATATAGAACTTCAGATCCAACATCAGATGTTAGTCGCTGGCATTCAAAGATGCTACCTTGTCGCGCTCGTTGGCGGTAACTCACTCACTGTAATAGAGAGGCAGTTTGCACCTGCCATTGGAAACTCTATTTTGAAAAAAGCCCAGGCATTCTGGCACAGAATAGAAATCGGAAAAGAGCCTCAGGTCGATTTTGAAAAGGACGCTCGTTTTATTAAAGAGCTTTACTCTCATGCAGAACCTAACAAGATCGTTGATGCAACGGATGAGATCATTGAGCAGGCAAGAATGTATCAAGAGGTGAGTGCAAAGATTAAAGACCTTGAGGCGGCAAAGGATGGGTGTAAGGCAAAACTCTTGACGATGATAGGAGACGCTGAAAAAGTTAAAGGCGAAGGCTTTACAATATCTGCAGGCATGGTCGGACCATCTGAGTATGTGGTTAAGCGCGAAGGATATAGAAATTTTAAAGTGACGTTTAAAAAACAAAAGGAGGGGTTATGAAAAAAACGACAAAGAAAAAGGCAGGCTCTAAAAAGCCAATGCCAAAAACTAAAGGTAAGTACTAGGTATTATTAATCGTAATAAGTTAAACCGTAGACAGGCACTTGATACGATTGCGGCGGCTGGGTTTCTGGCCGCTGTTTTTTAAGGGGGACTCATGGATTTATTTACTAAGCTTATAGCGTATTCATTTTGTTTTTTTCTCTCTACTGCCTGCGCTGTTTTAATTTTATTAGTCCTAGTGTTTTGCTGGGTTCACTTTATATCGGAGTTTGTATGAGCGTATGGGTTTTAATAATTGTAATGTTAAGCGCGAATAAACAAGGCTATGAAGTAACCGAGCGCGGAGTATTTAACAATCTCGAGCATTGCGAATATTACAGGTCGGATGCTTTGCAGGTGAAGAGTACGTTCTTGGCTGAGTGCCTCAGAATCGAAGTAGAGAAATAAACCATAAAGAAAGGAAACAAAATGATTCAAGAAGTATTCTATAAAATTACCGTTGAAAAACACACCACTGGCGTAAAAGAACAACAAGAGTTTGTTCGGCTTTATGAAAGTGAACATCCAAAAATGAAAGAGCCAAACCCCCCAGAGCAATATGGATATAAGTCTGTAATTAAGCCTTATGTAGAAAAGTCAGTTTTACTTGAACAAAAGCTTGAATCAGTAGACATTGAGCGAGTTTTAAAGGCTATAAATAAAGGATTGTAAACAATTTTTATTGGCCGAGCGGTGTTCTGTGGCGTAGGTGAATTCCAGAGGTCGGCGCTTTGTTCGACGCTAGGTTTAGTAACTGTCACAAGCATCGCTAGGCCATCTTTAAGGGGAGAGTATGAGTTTTTTAAATGGGAATAAAGACGGTAAGCATTATTGGCTTACTCCGCCGGATCTTTTCAAAAGTTTAAGCCAAGAATTTAAATTTGATTTTGACCCTTGTCCATACCCATTGCCCGACGGTTTTGACGGTCTTGCTTGTGAGTGGGGACAATCAAATTACGTTAACCCACCTTTTGGATCCATTATCCAAAACGGTAAAAAGAAAGGGCCCACGGCGTGGGCAAAAAAAGCAATAGCAGAGTATAAAAAAGGCAAAGATGTGGTGCTTGTTTATCCTGTAGATAAGTGGATTTTAATGCTTTTAGAACACACAAAAGAAGTAAGAAACTTAAAAGACGTGCGATGGATTGCAACAGAAGACGGATCCATTGGTAAAGGAATTGGAAGACACGTTGCTTGTTTTATTTTGAAAGGTGAATCATGACCCCAAAACTTAAAGAGCTTTTAGATCAATTGGCAGATGCGAGAAGTAAGGCAGGAAATCCAAACTACAGCGGCCAAGGTTTTGAATTTGAATCATTAGCTTTAAACAACATCACCAAGTTAATCCAAGCTTGCCGTTTGATGAGTGAGGCTTTGGATAAAATTGACAACAGAATAGAAGGTCCCGATTCTTTAACGGATGCGATTGAACAGCTTGGTTTTATCGAAATAGAAGCATACACAGCGCAGGCTCAAGTAGAAAGGGTGTTGAGTGAGAAATGATTTTGAGAAATTAAAAACAGATTACGAACTTGTCAAAAATTATGAGTTTAAAATTCAAGTTTTAGAAAAAGAAATTGAAGCTTTGCGTTCTGTTCTTTCTGAGTGGGAATGCGACAAAAGTCAATTTACTCAGTGGCATGCGGCACAAGCATTTGCTGAGATTAGGAATCATATAAAATGAAATCACGCGCTGAAATCGAAAAGGCTTTGGATGAGATGCGAGATCGAGACGCCGAGCTTTTTGCTTGTCGTAGTTTGTTAGAACTGCAAGAGGCAGATGCACGGGCAAGACATTACAAACTAGGCTTCGATTCCCAACGCGAAATCCTTTTAGAGCTTGTTTTGGCTTTGGAGGATATAGAAAAAAGCGATTGGTGCTTGCAAGATAAAGCCAGGCAAGCCCTTCAAAAATTCTACGCTAAACTTGGGGAGGGGAAATGATTGAATTTTTAGTAAGGATTTTGAGAAAACACAGACGATTAAGAGTTCATGGCTGTGGATGTGGACCATATAAATATCAAACTGTATTTGAGGCTTTTGGAATTCGTGTTACTTGCTTGATGGAAAAATACGAGTGGGAAAGATCAGAGGAAACTCCTTTCATTTATATTTGGGATGTTTACAACGGGCCCGGAATGAGTGGTTGCGCATTTATACGAAAGAAAATAATCTAGACTAGACGCTAATGGGGAGGGGAAATAACGCCTCGCACATCTTGACTCTTTAATACCCTTCGATACGATTTCAGAAACAAAACGAGGGGTTAATATGAAATATGTTATCAGTGTATTAGTTCTGCTTATGTCTTTGTCTTCGCTTGCTGGCGGTAAGTTAATCGCCGAGCCCTATCAAATCAAAGGTAAAGAAAAAACATCTTACAAACTTGGCCTTGCTGTTGATCAAAAGATCATGGGCTCAGTGTTTTATTCAGGCTATGTAGGTGCAGACTTTGATCGCAACGAAGGCGCTGAGGATCTTTCAATTAAGAACGGTCTCAGATTTCACATCATGCGATTATCTATTGAGCCAGGACTTCAGTTCTCAAAAGAGATCGGGAAATCATACACCGAGGAAAAGGCTTACCTTAAACTTGGTTACGAGCTTTGGTAGTTCGTGACTATCTCGGACATTTATAAGTATTCAAAAACTAACAGGCCATTAATTTATTCGCTATCCTCCATCACCTTGAGCGCGTTGATTATTGGCTTGTTCTTATTTTCTTTTTCTGATCCTATTTTTTTTATATTTGCCCCATTTGCAGGTTTAGTATCCTTTTACTTGCTCTTGGGGTTTTTTATTGGATCAGCTTCGAAAGACTTTAATTGGGTTAAGCACCATCAACATGTGATTACTTACCTTAATGCCAGGCCTTCGATAGATATTTTTTACTGCGTATGTGGTGAGAATATAACTGTGGTGAGACGTGCGCTTGCATCTATCTGTGAGCTTGCAGAATACTATGGCCGAAACTGTACAGTGAATATTCTTGATGACTCAAAGGACGGCGCTCATAAGTCAGATGCATTCTGGGCAGCTGAGAATTTTAAATGCAGAGTTAAATACTTAAGGCGAGATAATCCAGGCCAGGATAAAAAGTCAGGCAATTTAAGATACGCATTTTCAAAAACAAGCGGTGAGTTTATTGCAATCTTTGATGCCGATTTCTGTCCTGATTATAATTTCTTTAATCACACGGTGCCTTGGATGTTGCATGATGAAACGATAGCTATCGTTCAGACGCCTCAGTATTTCGAATTAGATGACCATAGGACATGGGTTGGTAAGGGCGCGGCCTATGTGCAAGAATTATTTTATCGCTTAATACAGGTTAGCCGCTGCCATTTTAATGCGGCGATTTGCGTGGGGACGAATGCTCTTTATCGCCGGACTGCCTTGGAGCCTCATGGTGGTACAGCTTTAATCCCATATTCTGAGGATGTTCGAACTGGGTTTCGCTGTACGGTTGATGGATGGAAATTAAAGTACATACCTGCATGCCTTGCAAAAGGGATCTGTCCAGATACGATGCCTGCTTTTTTTCTGCAGCAACATCGCTGGGCGCTTGGTTCAATCTCTTTGTTTTTCTCTAAAGAATTCTGGGTTAACAATCTCACTCTCATGCAGAGACTCTGTTATCTCTCGGGCATGTTCTATTATATCACGACTGGGATTATGCTCATTGCTGGTTTCATTCCTAGTCTCGCGCTTTTGTTTTTTAAACCGGAGGCTATGTTTTTTTGGAGTCTTATTTATACGGTGCCGAGCTTTGTATTTGGGACTGTCGTAATGGCAATCTGGTCCATCAACAGATGGGGATGGTATGTGCCAATGTCGAGAATTCTTTCTTACCATGCGCACCTCTTTGCACTTATTGAATATCTTACAAAATCTGTCACGCCTTGGCAGTCTACAGGAGTCGCAGTCAAGACAAAGGTCTATGAAAGAGCTATGAAACTCTTAAAGTATTCTTGTTTTGTGAGCGTATTCATAATCATTTTGTGCATTTATAGGGGCATGGAGTACGGCTTTTTAAACATGGTGCCGTGTATGTTTTTCACTTGCTTTGATCTCTACGTTAAGGCAAGAATTGTCGCACAGCAAATCTAAACTTAGGAGTTGTCATGTCCCAGTCTAAAGCGATCACGCCGATTGATTCTCTTCGCCATTCGATTAAAGCCCTTGAGCCACAGTTTAAAATGGCTCTACCTGCGCACGTCTCTGTTGAGAAATTTACTCGAACAATTATGACGGCGATTCAGCAAAATCCAGATCTTGTGAAGGCCGATAGAAACTCACTCTTCGCGGCCTGCCTTAGGTCTGCGAGCACTGGGTTATTGCCAGACGGTAAAGAGAGTGCGCTTGTTATGTTCGGCGATAAAGCGCAGTTTATGCCCATGCTGCAGGGGATGCTTAAACTCGTCCGTAACTCTGGCGAACTTCTTTCCATCACGTCGCAAATCATTTACGAGAAAGATGTTTTTAAGTACTGGGTTGATTCAGACGGCGAGCATTTAAACCATGAGCCTCAGATGTTTTCAGACAGAGGTAATGTTATCGGCGCTTATGCCCTGGCAAAGACTAAAGACCTGGCTGTTTACATTGAAGTCATGACCATGAATGAGATCGACGCTGTTCGAAACGTATCAAGGTCAAAGAATAACGGACCATGGGCCGGACCATTTAAGCACGAGATGTATAAAAAATCAGTACTGAGACGACTAATAAAGCGCCTCCCTTTATCAACTGATTTGGATAACGCGATTAAAGCAGAGGATGAGGACTATGCATTTGACGAGACTGATGTATCTCCCTCTCCTATCTCGCAGCAAGCGCCAACATCTAGGCTTGAGAAATTAATTGGTGAGGACATTCATACCGATGAGGCAGAGGTAATCGTATCAGGTCCTCAAGTAGAGCCATCGCCTTTGGTAAATTCATCGACTAAACAAAAACCAATTAACTACGCGCCAGGCGCTAACAATGAGGTGCCTCTATGATGGAAATTAAACGAGACGACTTTAGAAATCTGGCCGCTGGGCACTATGTTATGACCTCACAAGAAACTACAATTAAGCGAGAGGACATTGATAAATTCGTTCAAGGCTCTATCTTTGCTCATGATTTTATTATGAAACAAGTTAAGACTTTGAAGGAAAAAACAGTCGATGAAGCTCAGGTCATACCAAGAAGAGATAATCCACCGAGTCCGTGAGAATTTTTTAAATGGCGTGAGGAATGTTTTAGTTCAGCTAAGTACTGGCGGCGGCAAGACGGCGCTAACTGCGCACATGATTAAAACATCCTACGATAAAGGTCTATCTAGTTTATTTATAGTTCACAGGCGCGAACTTGTTATGCAGTCGGCAAAGGCCTTTGATCTTATCGGCGTACCATTTGGAGTGATCTCGCCTGACTTTCCTTTTGAGCCAAGTAAAAAAGTACAGATAGCATCTATTCAAACTCTATCGCGTAGACTTGCTTTGTTAAAATATAATCCTAGTTTAATTGTTTATGACGAATGTCATCACCTACCCGCAAAAAACTGGGCCATGATTTATAATTATTTTTCATCGTCGTATCGTGTTGGACTTACGGCAACGCCTTGCAGGTTAGACGGTAAAGGTCTTAAGGATTTTTTTTCTAAGATTGTAGACGGCCCATCGATGAGGGATCTTATAGATCAAGGATTTCTTTCGGATTACAAACTCTTTGCCAGCCAAACCGTTGATACAACTGGCGTTAAGTCTAGGATGGGTGACTATGTTACCTCTCAAGTAGAGAACTTAGTTAAACAAAACGAGTTTACAGGTAACGCAATAAACGAATATCGAAAACATTGCGATGGCAAGCGAGCAATTGTATTTTGCGTTTCTATTGAGCACTCAGAGTATGTAAGTAAATTATTTAATGAGGCTGGCATAAGGTCTGAATGCGTAGACGGCACGACTCATAAGGTCCACAGGTCTGCAGCGCTAAAAAGATTTGAGTCCGGTGAAACAAAGATCCTTTGCAACGTGGACCTTTTTGGGGAGGGGTTTGACATTTCCTCAATTGAGGCCGTTATCATGTTAAGGCCTACGCAGTCCCTATCTTTATACCTGCAGCAAGTAGGACGCGCCTTAAGACCTTCGCCTGGTAAGACTCACGCGATTATAATAGATCACGTCGGCAACTGGAATAGGCATGGCCTGCCAGATGATTACAGAGAATGGTCGCTCGATGGTATTAATAAAAAAAATAAATCAGATATGCCGCCTGCAAAGCTTTGCCCGATGTGCTTTGCTGCGATGCCGTCTGCTAAATATTCGTGCGATTCGTGCGGTTATGAGTTTGAAAGAATAGCAAAGGAAACAAAACCCCTTGAATTTAACAACGAGTCCCTTAAAGAAATCGACAAGACGCAGGTCAGAAAAACAAAAATAGATATTGAAAGATCCAAGGCCAAAACTAAAGATGAGTTATTCGCACTCGCAGTACAACGTGGATATAAAAAACCTCACGGTTGGGTTCATCATATAATGCAGTCGAGGCAGCGAAGAAAATTAAATCAATAACATCTGTTTAGTTGGGGGCATGGATGGCAAGCGAGCAAGATCTGATAAAGAAAGTTCAGTATTTTTTTACCGAGCGGGGGGATAGGATCTTTCGGCAGAATACTGGATTTGGCTGGGTGGGGGCCAAGTTCTTTAAACCTCCTATGGAAACATCTGTTCGCTTGTCACCCCAGGATGTCGTCATTAAAAATGCAAGACCTCTTCATGCAGGTCTTTGTAAGGGCTCATCTGACATGATCGGATGGACGAGGAAAACAATTACTCCCGACATGGTAGGGAAAACCGTTGCAATCTTTACGGCCATTGAGTGCAAGACACTAGGGCATAAAGCAACAGAGGATCAAATAAGATTTATTGAGGCCGTGAATAAAGCTGGCGGCATCGGCAAAATCGCATACTCAACTGATGACTTAGGTTAAATCTATGATGGATTTTAAATCAAAGGTTGAGGCATTAAAGCCTTATCAAGATTCTATTCTATTTGAGATATGCCCTGGCGGTGAAGTCAGGGGCACAGAGTACAGGGCCTCGACGATCTCAGGAGGTAAGGGCCAGTCGTTTTCATTTAATTTAAGGACAGGAGTCTGGGCAGATTTTGCATCTGGGGAAAAAGGATCTGACATTGTCTCTCTTTATTCCAAGATTAAAAATATAAACAACGGACAGGCTTTAAAGGAATTATCAGACAGGTTTTTGGGTGAGATTAAAACCCCGAAACATAACTATCCGGTGGTCAAAAAAGAAAGGCCAGCTATCATCAAACCACCGACGAACGCCAGCCCCCCACAACAAATCCTATTAGGATCTGCGCCAACCTATACATGGTGCTACAGAGACGGTCAAGGTGATCCTTTATTTTATGTGCTTAGGTATGACCTGAAAGATAAAGACGGTAAGCCATACAAAGAATTCAGACCTTTGTCTTATTCATCCTCTGGCCTTTGGGTTAATAGGATGTGGCCAGATCCAAGGCCTATTTATAACCTGGATGTGATCTTTAAAAACTCAGATAAACCCATCCTAATAGCCGAGGGTGAGAAGGCTGCCGACGCTGCGGCAAAGATCACGAGCGCCTATATAACAACGTCCTGGCCGTCTGGGGCTCAGTCTGTATCAAAGGCTGACTGGACTGTATTAAGGGGCCGAAAGGTTATCCTATGGCCCGACGCTGATGAGGCCGGAGATACCTGCATGGCAAGACTCTCATCAATCCTGATTGAGATCTGCCAAGAGGTAAAGGTTATCATGACAGATAGAGATGGGGGATGGGACGCAGCCGATGCGCTTGCTGAAGGGATGACTCATGACTCGTTTGTTGCCTGGGCAAAGCCTCTTGTTAAGACATGCCTTAAGCCTGAGCTTGTTGAGGTAATGGATAAAGAAACTCCCAGCACTCAGGATAAACCTCAAGACAATCCAGACGAGGTCCAGGTTTCAAATAACCTTCACTTAACCTATATAAACCTCGGCCTTAAGTCCTCATCAAATGGAAAGATTATTTTAAATGCGTTTAATGTGGCAAAGATTATTTACAATATGCCTGAGTTTAAGGGGCAGATATTCTTTGAGGAGTTTACTCAGAAAATTTACACGACCTGGAATGGGCCGCGAAGGATATGGTCTGACTTATTAGATATTCAAGTTATGACTCGCCTTCAGTCTGCGTATGAGCTTACCAAGATCCCAAAGTCTACGGTCATTGATGGCATTAGAGAGGCTGCGTATTTAAACAGACGAAACGAAGTTCAGGACTGGATGAGATCTCTTAAATGGGATGGAAGTCCAAGGATCTCAGAGTTTTTTATAAGAGCCATGGGGGCCGAGGGCAGCGATTACTCGCTTGCGATAGGGCGAAACTTTTTTATATCAATTGCTGCGAGGATCATGGAGCCAGGCTGTAAGGTTGATACCATGGTTATTCTTGAGGGCTCGCAAGGTACGTTTAAATCAACGTCGCTACAGATCTTAGGGGGTAAGTACTTTACCGAGGCACAGAGTAACCTTGATTCAAAAGACTTTGAGCATGGGTTATTAGGAAAGATGATCGTCGAGTTTGGCGAGCTTGATCAGTTTCGAAAATCAGATAACACGCTTATTAAGAAAAAACTCTCGTGCGCTGTTGATTACTTCAGGCCGCCGTATGGACGTGAGCCAATTGAGGCCCCGAGAACTTGCGTCTTTGTGGGTACAACGAACAAAGATAAGTACCTTCAGGATGAGACAGGGGCTCGCAGGTTTTGGCCCATTAAGGTTACGGTCTGCGATACTGAGTACATTAAAGAGAATAGGGATCAGTTATTTGCTGAGGCTTATCGGGCTTATCTTAATGGAGAGACTTGGTACGATGTGCCTGAGCAGGCAAAGGATGAACAAGAGGCGCGTAGAGAGGCTGATCCCTATGAGGAGATCATTGCTGAATGGCTTGAGAGGGGTAATCCGAATAAACCTTGGGAGGGCAGGAAAGAGAGTTTCACGACTGCTGAGGTATGGATTGACTGTTTAAATGGTGATCCCTCAAGACTTGATATGAAGGCATCAAAGTCTATCGCGAGATCTTTAAAGGCACTGGGGTATGAGCAAGTTGTGTCTAAAGATAGGCAGAGAAAATCATATAAAATTTGGCGAAAAAATATTTAGTTTAAGACACTGATTTTTCGTTGGCTAAAGGTATATGGCACTCAAGAAAACCTTCAGAATTAACATACCATTCGCACTTAGACAACGACTTTAATTTCTGTAACATAATAATAACGTCATCAGCTGGCTCGTCATCTACGCGCATGAACGCATGAGATGTGCCAGGCTTACCGTTTTCACCCATCATTACGATCACTTTATACCACATTGTATGGACTAATCTAACGCTTTGCATACTAAACTTGTCGGTCTAGTTTGCTATAAACTTGAGCAAAAGCTACCCGTAGATAAGACGGGTAGACGCCGTAGACACAAGTAGACAGAATTCCTTAATGATTTCAAGTAGGTTACTCTGTCTACTCTGTCTACTCCTATTTTATAACATATATAAAAAAAGAGAGATGATAGGTATTGGTAAAATGACGCACCGCGCATCAACTACTTAGCTCGTTAGGGGTATAGATTATAAAATCTCTGAGCTATATGGACTTTTAGCCGTAGACCCGTAGATGCGTAGACAAGTATTGACCGACCTTTAAGATCATGACAGATTTTTCACATGGCAGAACTTACTCAAATCGACAAAGAATATATCTTTTTTTCAGACCCAGAACTCATAAATAAAATTTGTAGACATGTGGCAAATGGAGGCTCAGTCATCGACATTGCTGCGCTGAGTAAGATCCAATACTGCGACATTATGCGTTGGATAAAACAAGACTTGCCAAGAAAAAAACTATATGACGAGGCCCTTGAAGAACGTAAAGAATGGGCTAAAGAAAAAGTACTTCGCGAAATGCGCGAACTCTCTTACTTCGACATTAGAAAAATCCTTGCTGAGGATGGCTCAGTACTTGCCCCGAAAGACTGGCCAGATGAAGTCGCTAAAGCTGTTGTCGGTATGGACGTGGCTGATCTCTTTGAAGGCAAAGGCCAAGAGAAAATCCAGACAGGCATTATGAAGAAAATTAAGTTCGTCGATAAAGTCCGTGCTATTGAGATGCAGGCTAAGAACTTAAAGCTATTGACTGAGCAGGTCGAGCATACTGGCAAGGTAACTCTTGACGATCTCATCATGAGTACGCAGAAATCAAAGGGTGAGTAATTCAGCCGCAGTCCTTGATAAATGGAAACGAGATCCAGTCTCATTCGTGCGTGAGGTATTTGGTATCGAGCCAGACAACTGGCAATGCGATGTACTTGCAGCGTTTGCAAAAACAAACCGTGTAGCACTTCAGTCCTCAAAGGGTACAGGTAAGACGGCCCTCTTATCATGGTGCGCATGGAACTTTCTGCTTACTCGTCCTCATCCTAAAATCGTTGCGACCTCTATATCGTATGACAACTTAGCCGATGGTCTATGGACCGAGATGGCAAAGTGGTTAAACGTATCACCATTACTGAAAACACAATTCGAATGGACTAAGACTCGCATCTTTAATCGCGACTATCCTGAGACTTGGTTTATGTCTGCTCGTACATGGTCAAGGTCTGGCGATTCAAGCTCACAAGCGGACAGCCTTGCAGGCATCCACGCCGATTATGTCCTTTTTGTATTGGACGAAGTAGGCGGCATTCCGGACGGTGTTATGGCCGCAGCTGAGGCAGGTCTTGCATCTGGTATCGAAACTAAGATCATCATGGCAGGTAATCCTACGCATCTCGAAGGTCCTCTCTATAGGGCAGCAACGAACGAGCGGCACCTCTGGCATGTGACCGAGATCACATCTGATCCTGATAATCCTAAGCGCTCAACCAGAGTCTCTCTTCAGTGGGCAATCGAACAGAGAGACAAGTATGGTGCAGACTCTCCATGGTATATCGTCAACGTCCTCGGCAGATTTCCCCCCTCTTCTATCAATTCATTACTTGGCCCTCATGAGGTCTCAATGGCGATGCAACGTGCGTATCATGAGAAGGATTATATGTGGGCACAGAAAAGGCTTGGCGTTGACGTGGCTCGTTTCGGCGTTGATCGAACGGTTATATTCCCACGCCAGGGGTTAAGAGCATTTAAGCCAGTCATCATGCAAGGCGCGAGGACTCAAGAGATTGCAGCAAGGGTTATGTCTGCAAAGAATAAATGGGGATCAGAGATTGAATTCGTTGATGGCACTGGCGGCTATGGCTCAGGCGTTGTCGATCAGATGTTGCAAGCTGGGGGATCTCCATTAGAGATTCACTTCTCTGGTAAGGCGAACGATCCTGCATACTTTAACAAACGCTCAGAGATGTGGTTTAAAATGGCCGACTGGATTAAGCGAGGCGGCTGGATACCGAACATGCCAGAACTTCAGCGCGAACTCACGGCACCTCAGTACACATTTCAGAACGGTAAGTTTCAGCTTGAATCAAAGGATCTCATTAAAGAGCGCCTTGGTTTTTCCCCAGATCTTGCCGACGCATTATGTCTAACCTTTGCAATTGATGAGGCACCTGGCTCATTCGATCAAATGATTATGAATAAGACTCCTCGTCTAAAGTCCGAGTATGATCCGACAGAGTACAAATAAGTCGTTGATTAATGTGAATAATTAAAACACGATTTAACTCGATGGATGTTGAAATTAAAGAAGTGAAATTCTCTGAAGTTTATCATGAGATCGAGCAGATGCTTACCAGTAACTTTAAAGAATCGTCATGGCATAACAATAATGAATTCGATTTAAACAAAGAGTTTTTGTTTAAGATGAATGACTCTGGTTTTTATCCATGTTTCACGGCAAGCGTTGAGGGAAAGATCGTAGGATACACGGCATTTTTTCTTAATAAACATCCTCACGTTAATGCGTTTCAGGCCTACCAAGATGTGATCTATGTAAGTCCTGAGCACAGAAAAACGAAGTCTTGTGTTGCTCCGTTCTTACTCGGATATGCAGAGAATGCTTTAAGATCAAAGGGCGCTAAATATATTTTATGTGGTGCCCCTGTATCTCAGGGCCAAGCGTATAGAAAAATGCTTTACAGATGCGGCTATAGTGAAGTCGATGTTTTAATGGGAAAGAGGTTTTAGTGAACGTAAATACGCCAGATGATTTTTTCGATAAGATCATGCCTGAACCAAATACTGGATGTTGGTTATGGGCTGGGCGACTTCACTATAAAGGCTATGGTGAGATTGGTTTCTTTTCTAAAAAACAAAAAGCACATCGAGTCTCTTGGTTATTGCACAAAGGAGAAATACCAGATGGATTATTCGTATGTCACAAGTGCGATACTCCTGCGTGTGTAAATCCAGACCATTTATTCCTTGGAGACAATAAAGATAACATCGATGATTCAGTTCGAAAAAAAAGACATGCAAGCTCAAGAAAAACTCATTGTCAAAATGGGCACGAGTATAACGAAGAAAACACAAGATATAAAAACAACGGCAAAGAGCGCGCTTGTAAAGCTTGCGACAGGGCTTATAAAATAAAAACAAGGAGCAGATAATGGGCGGCGGTTCAGGCGGCGGTGGTGTATTCGATTCATTCCAAAACTTTATTGATCAAACTATCAGGCCTGTAGCTGAGACTCAGTTTACTGGCGGTTTGAATCAAACTGAAGAGGGAAAGAAATGGAAAAAGTCAGGCGATGACTTTGTTAAAGGCATCACTGGCGAGTCGGCAAGAGAGGCAGCTGAGGCAGAGAAACAGTCTGCTCGTCGTGCTCAGATGGAAAGAAATCAGCAAATCGCCGAGCAAGAAATGAAGGGCGCTAACCGAGATAAGTTTCAAGGACTTCGAAACAAACAAAAAGGTGCAGCTGGCAAAGGCCGAGCATCAACCATTCTAACCTCACCCCTTGGCACTCCTGTTGATCAGGCAGCGGCATCGGGCAAAACTCTCTTAGGTAGCTAATGGATTACAAATCAAAGCGGCACCATTTCGACATTATGAAAAACCAACTTGAGAGTGAGAGGGCATCTTTCATTTCTCATTGGCGAGACATTTCTGATCACATATTACCAAGACGTGCCAGGTTTAACTTATCTGATGCGAATAGGGGCGAGAAGAAAAACCAAAAGATCATCGACTCAACGGCCACACTTGCGGCAAGGACTCTCAGGTCTGGAATGATGGCTGGGATCACTTCACCTGCAAGACCGTGGTTTCGTCTCACCACGCCAGATCCAGACCTTGCAGAATTTGGATCGGTAAAAAGATGGCTCGATCAAGTTCAACAGATCATGACGACCTCTTATCTTAAATCTAACCTATATAACATTCTGCCTATCATGTACGGTGATCTTGGAGTTTTTGGGACTGCACCTATTAGTATTGAAGAGGATTTTACTGGCGAAGTTATTCATTCAAAGAGCTTTCCTATAGGCTCATACTCAATCGCAAAATCGCCGAACGGAAGAATCAATACCTTCATGCGTGAATTCAGGATGACAGTCGCGCAGCTTGTAGAGCAATTCGGTAAACGCGACACTAAGTCAGGTAAGTATCTTTGGGATAATTTCTCAACACACGTCCGTAACTTATATGATCAAGGACAGTATCAGGCATGGATCGATGTTACTCACATCATTATGCCGAACAAGGATTATAATCCGAACAATCCATTTTCTAAGTTTAAAAAGTTTCTCTCTTATTACTATGAGTCAGGCACGAATAGCGGTCTTGATTCTGTCTATGATGACAGGATGCTAGAGGCTGGCGGCTATGATTATTTTCCTGTCTTATGCCCTAGATGGGAGACGACAGGTGAGGATGTTTACGGCACAAGCTGTCCAGGTATGGATGCCTTGGGGGATATTAAACAACTTCAGCATGGAGAGAGAAGAGTCATGGAGGCCGTTGATAAAATGGTTAGACCTCCGATGACAGGTCCTACATCACTTAAGAATTCAACTGCCAGCATATTGCCTGGCGATATTACATACGTTGATACGGTATCAGGGCAGCAAGGTTTCAGACCATCTCATGAGATTAACTTTAGAATTCAAGAGATGGAAATGAAGCAGGATCAGATCAGAAACAGAATTCAGCGAGCGTTTTATGAGGATCTGTTTTTAATGCTGGCAAACTCTGATCGACGCCAGATTACTGCGCGTGAGATCGAGGAAAGACACGAAGAGAAATTGCTCGCTCTAGGTCCAGTACTTGAGCAATTAAATCAGGACTTGCTCGATCCGATGACAGATATTGTTTTTGATATTCACATGAGGCAAGGTTTATTACCCCCTCCTCCTGATGAAATTCAAGGCATGGATCTAAAGGTTGAGTACATTTCTGTCATGGCTCAGGCTCAGAAATTACTTGGTATCTCATCGATTGAGAGATTCACTGGATTTGTATCTCAGGTAGCTGCGGCTGATCCTGGCATATTGGATAAGATAAACTCAGATCAAATAATAGATGTTTATGCTGACACGATTTCTTTGCCGCCTTCGATTGTTCGAACTGATGACGAGGTTGCAGAGATAAGAGGTCAAAGGGCTCAGGCTCAGAAACAAGCTCAGCAAATGCAGATGACACAAGCTGCAGCTGCGACGGCGAAGGATCTAGGTCAGACTCCGATTGGCGAGGACAGTGCTTTAGGTGCGATGTTAGGTCTTGCGAATGCAGGTATTAACTAATGGCTGTTGTTAATTACTCGGTTGAGACTTTGGTTACATGGAGAGATCGAGCGAGCGTCGTGACGTGGTCTGGTTTATCAACGAACGACACTGGCCAACCTCTTGAGATGACTGGGTGGGCAGATAGATCGATTCAAGCGACAGGCACATTCGGCGGCGCGACTGTGAATATTCAAGGCTCAAACGATGGGACGAACTGGGCTTTATTAACAGATCCTCAAGGTAACAACATCGCGTTGACTTCGGCAAAGATTGAGCAGGTAATGGAAATCACAAGGTACATAAGGCCGTCTGTTACTGGCGGCACTGGCGTTAGTATAAATATAATTACTTTAGTTAGGAGATAATATGTCATTTAGTAATACGGCTGAAACTGCGGTTTTAGATTATGTGTTTAAGGGCACAAATGTTTCATGGGATGGCAATACTGATTTATGGTTAGCCCTCCATACGGCTGACCCTGGCGAGGCTGGGACTGCGGTAACTTCAGAGGCCGCATACACGTCTTATGCTCGTGTCGCAGTTACAAGAGCAACGGACTTTACGGTATCTGGTAATCAGGTATCAAACGCAAACCTTGAGCAATTTCCTCAGTGCACTGGCGGTTCTGAAACAATTACTCATGCATCTATTGTTACAACGTCGTCGGGCGCTGGCACTATCATTGTTCGAGCGGCCCTGAATAGCTCCATATCTGTATCGACTGGCGTTCAACCGCAGTTCGCGAGTGCGGCACTGGTATTCACATTAGATTAAACATAGTTTATTTATAGGCGGCTAGATGGGTTTTGGTTCATTTGCAAAAATAGGTAAAGCGTTTGATGATGGTAAGTATCATTATCAGTACGTTACCAAGACAGCGACTCCTGTACCTGGGACCGCTGGTTATTTTGTTGATATGAATCAAACCTCAGGCCAGCCAAAATATAATGCGTTTGCAGGATCATCCCTCTCGTTTACTCCGCTTGAAGGATCTGGAAATGCAGGGGTATATGTTGGCCCTTTCTTGACTGGATCAACAAAGCATCTTTTGAGATGGCAGGTCTTAAATACGAATACTGCAGCGAACACGATACCGCCGGACCATATTCACCTCTGTGATTATTTGGGTTTTTATCCTTTAATCGACTGTGATGATATTGATATTCAGCCAATGGATAACTCTGTCGGCCTTACAAGATATACAGATGCAGATGGGGTGAGGATTGTTTTAATCGTTCAGGCTCCGATCACGGCTACTGCGTCTCTAACGATTACTTATACAAACTCAAGTAACGTATCAGGCAGAACGACAACGGTAAATCTTATTCCAGGTGCGGCCATTGGAGTATGCGCGACAGGTACAGGTACAGCTGGCGGCGTTGGCGAAGTGACTCCATTTATTCCTTTGGCGAGTGGCTGTAATGGAGTAAAGCTTATCGAGTCGGTACAGTTCTCATCAAGCGCAGGGGGGTTTATATGTGCTGCACTTGTCAAACCTCTGTCATCTATTATGACTTATGAGTCTAATATACCTGTTGAAAAAATGTATGGGTTTGAAAAGCAAAACCTGCCTGAGATAAAACAGGGCGCTTACTTAAACTTTTTAATACAAAGGTCCGGCACTCTTGCAGGATCTTTAAGATCAGAACTAATTTTTATAAACACATGAGGACTAAATAAATGGGATTTACTTCAATTGACGACTTAGTGTCTGAGATAACTGGCGGCAAGTTTTGGCGACAAGACTGGAATAAAATTACAGGCGGTGCGGCCTATGCAGCTGGTAGGTGGTATGACATGAGCGCACTTGGAGGGACTCCAATTGCTAATGCCTGGGCAGGCACGTCTTTGACTTATACGCCTTGCAATGAGTCTACTGGAAACGGCACTCAGATTTTTGGACTAAGGCACGGCGGCGATGTATCTGCGGATACAAAACATTTGCTAAATGCATCTGCGGTTACGGCTGTAGCGACAGGTGTGCCGTCTCAGTTAATGCTCGTTGATATGTGCGGATACTGGCCTGGTATCAATATGAACTCGTCATCTGCGCAAAACTTGTCTGGCACACCGACATTAAGATATACAAATGGAAATGGGGTTAGGGCGTATCTAGTTATAACTGCAACGTCTGGCGCGACTGCTCATAACGTGGCCATGTCATACACTGATCAGGATGGAAACACTGGAAATACTTTACCTGTTACTGTGGCATGTACGGCGTCTGCGATTACTCCTCACATCACTCATTCTGGGACTGCGGCGAATAACTATGGTCCGTTTTTACCTCTTGCAAATGGTGATTATGGTATTCGAAACGTGGCATCTGTTACGATCTCGGCGGCATCTGGCGCTGGGACTGCGGCCCTTGTTCTTGCTCGTCCTATTATGACAATACCTTTAACGACTGCGACCGTTGCAAGTGAGAGGGATTTTTTAAATCAGATACCATCTCTCCCAAGAATACCAGACGGCGCTTGTTTAACTTGGCTTTATTTTGCAGGAGCAGCGACGGCGGCATCAACTAATTTTTACGGCGCTACAGAATTTGGTTGGGGGTAATCATTGGCTTTAGTTAGAAGCGGCAGATCAGTGTTTCAAAACCCAGGATCATACCTGGGCACTCAGTCGTTACAATCTGGTAACTGGATTAAAGGCGGCCTTAGAAATAGAAACGTGGGTGCATTTGATCAGACGTTCTCTGCTTATGGGAATGGACATTTGCACCCATCAGCATTCATCCTGCCGAACAGATCAGGCTCTATCTCTTCATATACAGAGGTTTATGTATCAATTGGTGGGACGGCAAACCTTGTGCCTGCTAAGCCTATGGAGGCGACAGGTAATCTCACGATCACAGTCACGAATGCTCAGCTTGATAAAATCGCATCGATGGCAGCGACGGTCGGGCTATCAATTACGGCAACGAATGCGGCGCTTGCAGCTGCGGCGGCTATGGGCGCGACTGGCACTCTTACTTTATCTGTCACATCTGCTCAGCTTGGCGGCATCTTTCCTATTCTTGCATCTGGATCAATGTCCATAACAGGTACAGGCACATCGTTTTTAACAGCGCTTGCATTCATGGAGGCTGAGGCAGGGGGCGCGACTCCTCTTAGTCCTGAGGGTTTATCTGCAGAGTTACTCGATAATCAAGACATTGAAACAGGCTACTCATTAAGAGAGGCACTTCGAATTGTTCTCTCATCTGTTGCTGGAAAAGTAAGCGGTGCCGAGACGACGACAATAACTTTCCGAAATATTGTTGATGACAAAAATAGAATTGTTGCTACCGTGGACAGTAACGGAAACAGAACAGCTTTAACCTACGATGTGAGTGACTCATAATGTTTGCAAAGTCTTTTTTCGCAGCAACATATTTTCGCGGTACATACTGGCCGCCTACTGGCACGATCATTTTGCCAGATGAAGAGTCGTGCCCATATCCAATTACATTCAGACGAAGGCCTCGAAGATCACTATGAGTAAACCTAGAAACGCCGCCGATGAAGAGAAAATCCGCGAGGAAAAAACTCGACAAAAGTTGAGGCAAGATAATGAGGATAATGATTTAAGATTCTTACTAGCGACTGATCAGGGCCGTCGTTTTATTTGGAAACTTCTCGAAATGTGTGGAGTTTTCAAGTCAAGCTTTACGGGGTCTAGTGAGACTTTTTTTCTTGAGGGACAACGCAACATCGGTCTAAAGTTATTATCAGACATAATGCGCGTTGATCCTGATAGCTATTTGAAAATGGTCAAAAGCAATAAAGGGGAGTGAATATGTCAACAGAGCAAACGCAAGTAGCGGCTACAGATACACCGAATGCCGTTCAAGCTAATGAGGCCGTTGCCGCAGAAACAGCTGCAGCTGCATCAGTTCAAGAAAAAACTCAAACGCAGGACGCAGTACCTAAGCCAGCTGAGCCAGTCATACCTGAAAAGTATGAGCTTAAGCTAGACGAGGGTTCTCTTATTGATTCGAGCTATCTTGAAAAGTTTCAGACCTATGCAAAGGAAAAGAAACTCACGCAAGAACAAGCGCAAGAATTAATACAAAGAGAGGATGCGACTCGAAGAGAGTATCTTGAGGCTCAGAGATCTAAATGGGCAGAGACGACTGAGAACTGGAAAAAGCAAGCTCAGGCAGATGCGGAGATTGGCGGCGAGAAGTTCGCTGAAAACGTAGAGCATGCACACAGGGCACTTGAGAAGTTTAGTACTCCGCAGTTTAAACAGGCTCTTGATTCCTCTGGTTACGGCAATCATCCTGAATTGGTTAGGGTGTTTGCAAGAATAGGCCGAATGATGGCCGAGTCAAAGATGATCGTACCAGGTGCTAACACTGGCGGTTCGAAGGAATTGACTGAAATTTTTTATGGAAACAAAAATTAAAAAGGAGTTTAAAATATGGCAACAATTGGAGCAAATGCGCTTACATTAGCAGACTGGGCAAAGAGGCTTGATCCAGATGGAAAGGTCCCATCTATCGTTGAGCTTTTGTCTCAAACGAATGAGATCTTGCAGGACATGTTATGGCTTGAAGGTAACTTGCCGACTGGCCACAGAACATCTGTTCGAACTGGACTTCCGACTGTAGCATGGAGACTTTTGAATCAAGGTGTTCAACCTTCAAAGTCTACAACTGCACAGATCGATGAACAGTGTGGGATGCTCGAGGCATGGTCTGAAGTTGATAAAGATTTGGCTTTGTTGAACGGAAATACTGCAGCATTCAGATTGTCTGAAGCTCAGGCATTTATCGAGGCAATGAATCAAGAGATGGCTCAGACATTGTTTTATGGAAACTCTGGCCTTGCGGCTGAGGAGTTTACTGGACTGTCTGTTCGATACTCTGATCCTGCAGCTACAAACGGTCAAAATGTTTTGGATGCTGGCGGTTCTGGATCTGATAACACGTCTGTATGGCTCATTTGCTGGGGCGCTCAGACTGTTCATGGGATCTTTCCAAAGGGATCTAAAGCAGGTCTCATGCATGAAGACCATGGCGAGGTCACTGTTGAAACGACTGCGGGTATTGCTGGCCAACGGATGAGAGCATACCAAGATCAGTGGCAATGGAAATGCGGCGTTGCTGTTCGTGACTGGCGCTATGCAGTTCGAATCGGTTCAATCGACGTGTCGAACTTGGTAAGTAAAAGCTCATCGGCCGACCTTACCGAGTTGATGATTCGGGCTTATCACCGTATCCCAGCAATGGGCATGGGCAAATGCGCGTTTTATATGAATCGAACAGTTAAACAAATGCTCGATATTCAAAGACGCGATGACGTTCAGTCCGGCGGTTCATTGGTTTACAACGATGTTGATGGTAAGTTGATCCCATCTTTCCGAGGTATTCCAGTTCGAACTTGCGATGCGATTCTTGAGACAGAGGCAGCGGTTTAATTTAATGGGGGTGTAATTGCACCCCTCTTTCAATTTTTAAAAAGGAGTTTTTATGTACGTTGATAGAGAGAATTTATTTTCAAATGCTCAGGCGCTCACGGCTACTGCGGCATCGACAGACTTGATCGACCTTGGCCAAGAGAGACGCCTTGGTATTGGCGAGCCTATGTGTGTTGTTATTGGGTGCGACGTTGCTATGGGTGGGACTTCACCTACCATGATCGCGACTTTGCAGTCTGACGACAATGCTGGGTTTTCATCTGCGACGACAGTGGTGGTTAGCCCTACTTTCTCAGCATTTGCAGCTGGCGCGAAATACGTTTTGCCGATCCCTCCTGGGACTGCGACAGAGCGTTACCTTCGCATCAACTATACAATGGGTGGGACTTCGCCTACGATCACAGTCACGACACACCTTCAGCCAATGAGCATGGTACAAAACGATGCTGTATATCCTGATGGTTTTGTCATTTCTTAATAAGGGGTGATCATGGCGCGAATTCAAATGAAGGCTCTCAAGACTGGTTACGTTGACCACAAGAGAGTTAAAGAGGGGCAAGTTTTTTGGATCGACGACAAGGATGTTACTAAAGGGGCGAAGGGAGAAATCCTTTCCCCTAAATGGGCTGAAGTCGTTGGAGGCAAAAAGCAAAAAGTCGAAATGGTCGAGGATTTACCAAAGGTCCAAGACAAGAGCGACGAGGTCCTGTAAAACTAAGGGGGAGTTAAAAGCTCCCCTTTTTACTGAGGTGAATAATGGACGATAGAACAAGTTTTAACACGACTTATACGACTGTTGCTGCGTCTCAAACGGATCAGGCAATTAATGTTTCTGTCGGAAATGTCGGACAGATTTTAGAAAGACTCGTTGTCAACGTGACAACATCTGCAACATCACAAGTACAGATCAAAGATGGCAACGGTTCTGCAATTACGGTCGTGCCGAGTAATACTCCTGTTGGATGTTACTCAATTGAGATCGGCGCTGTATGCAGAAACACGACGACGCCAGGATGGAAAGTGACAACAGCTGCAGGCGTTTCAGTTATCGCAGTCGGTAGGTTCTAATGGCCTCAAAGACTGATGTCTGCAATATTGCTTTATCGCACCTTGGGATTTCAAAAGAAATTGCTAACGTGCAGACCGAGCAATCTAAAGAGGCTCAGGCTTGTCGGCGTTTTTATGACGAGACAAGAAAGGCAGTTTTAAATGATTACCCTTGGCCGTTCGCTACAAAATTTGTAGAGCTTGGACTGATTCAAGAAAATCCAACAGAGGAGTGGGCATACTCTTACAGGTATCCTGTTGACTGTATATATATTCGAAGGATTTTATCAGGCTTTAGGGATGACACTGAGGCAACAAAAATTGTTTACAAAATAGGTCAGGACAGTCAAGGCATGCTCATTTATACTGATCAACCTGATGCAGTCGTTGAGTACACGAAAGATGAGGAGTCGGCTGATTTATTCCCATCTGATTTTGTTCTCGCATTATCTTACAGGCTTGCTCATTACATAGCGCCGAGGCTTACAGCAGGTGATCCATTTGGATTGGGTGATAAGGCAAACGCAAAGTATGAACTTGAAATCAGCAAAGCAAGTTCGAACAAATTTAACGAGGATAACTCGAGCATCAGACAAGACACTGAGTCGATTGCAGCAAGGGAGTAATTATGAAAAGTATGGCAATGAAGGCGATTGCATTAAGCGATGAAGTTGTTGCAAATGTTGGTTACTCGAATAAGGGTATCACTGAAAAATCAGCGCCAAAATATCCCTACTGTCTTAAAATATATTTATCACAAGATGAACTTAACATGCTCGAAATGAAAGACCTGCCAGCGGTTGGATCTTTCTTACCAATGCAGGCGAAGGTTATGGTCGTTGGCCAAAGGCTTGATGACGGTAACAAAACTTTAGAACTTCAAATTACAGACATGTCTCTTGGATCTGAAGAAAAAAAGAAAGATCCCATGGAGGCTCTTTACGGTGAAGAAAAAGAAGAGGCCTAGTCATGACGGCCATTATGCAAAAGGCGTTCTCTGCAGGTGAACTAAGTCCATCTCTTTATGCCAGAACAGACGTTGCAAAATATCAAACGGCTTTAAGAAAATGCCGAAATTTTTATGTGATGAGGCATGGCGGTGCAACGAATCGTCCAGGCACTCAGTACGTTGGTGAGGTCAAAGACTCTTCAAAAGAAGTCAGGCTAATACCTTTTGTGTTTAATACGACTCAGACATATTGCCTTGAGTTTGGTAATCTCTACATGAGAGTTATTAAAAACGGCGAGTACATAAAGCTAACCTCTCAGGCGATTACAGGTATCACGAATGCTAATCCTTGCGTGGTGACTTACTCTGGATCTGATACCTACGCAAATGGTGATACTGTTTATATCTCTGGGATAGTTGGACCGATTGGCACTTACTTAAATGGCAGACAGTTTAAAGTCGCAAATGTGAATACAGGTTCGAATACTTTTGAGCTTGATTATAATGACGGCACAAATGTTAATTCGACTTCGTTTGGTGCGTACACATCTGGCGGCACTCTTGAAGAAATCTATGAGATAGCAACGCCGTACTTAGAGGCTGATCTTGCTCAGCTTAAGTATGTTCAATCTGCAGACGTTGTTAATATTGTTCACCCCTCGTATGCTCCGAGACGGCTTGCTCGTACAGGAGATGCATCTTGGACTTTGACGACAATTACCTTTGAGCCTGAGGTCGATTATCCTACATCGATCACGGCTGTTCAAAATGGTACAACTGGCTCGACGACCTATAAATATACCGTTACTGCGTTTGATCCATTAACAGGTCAAGAGACTCCTCTTAAGGCCGTGCCTCCGAGCGGTGCGTATCTTGCGACAGTGGCAAATGGGAATGCGAATTTAACTGCAACGAACTCTATCACGGTCTCATGGTCGCTGACTTCTTTGTATGGATATGTGGCGGCTGACTTAGAATTTAATATCTATCGTGAGATCAACGGCGTTTATGGATTTATCGGCGTTTCCTCTGGGGTTACATCGTTCGTTGATACTGGTTACGACATTGATACAACAGACACGCCTCCTCGTATTGTCGAGGATTTTAATGCGGCTGATGATTACCCCTCGACGGTAACTTATTATCAGCAGCGCCTTTGCTTAGCGAATACCAATAATGAGATCGAAAAAGTATGGTGTTCAAAGACTGGTAATTTTTATGACTTCTCAACTTCTCAGCCGATTCAAGATGACGATGCGGTGATCTTTAACTTATCAGGCAGACAGGTAAACAGAGTGAATCACTTGGTTGACCTTGGCGTTTTGATTATGTTTACAGAATCGGGTGAATTCGTTGCCAATGGAGATCAGGGCGGCACACTTACTCCGAGTGCTATTAACTCAAGGCAGTCATCTTATAATGGATCTAACTCTCGTCTTGCTCCGATTGTTATTGGAAACAGCGCGATCTATGTCCAGTCTCGGGGTAACAATGTCCGAGATATTAATTTTAAATTCGAATCGAACGACTATACTGGGGATGAATTATCTATTTACTCCGCTCACTTGGTTGATGATTTTCAATTGGTTGACTGGGCTTATCAGCAAATCCCTCACTCGATTCTTTGGATGGTAAGAGATGACGGCACTATGCTGGGCATGACTTACGTTCGAGAACAGCAAATGCTCGCATGGCATCAGCACGACTTTGAGAATGGTTTTGTTGAAAGTGTGTGCTCAATACCTGAAGGATCTGAGGATACGCTTTATATGACGGTCCTTAGAATCATCGATGGTAAAGAGGTTCGATATATTGAAAAGTTTGTTTCTCGTAAAATATCAGACATTAAAGACATTGCTATTTTAGATTCTCATTTATCTTATGATGGCAGAAATACTGGATCAACGACAATGACTCTCTCTGGATCTGGATGGGCCTATACTGATACTTTAACTCTCACGGCAAGCGCCTCGACGTTTGTCTCGACAGACGTAGGTAATGAGATCCAGATCTATGATACTGATGGGACTGTTATTAGGTTTGAAATCACGGCCTACACATCTGCGACGGTTGTAAGCGGTAGACCTAACAGAACTGTGCCAGTGACTTTGCAGGCTGTTGCGACTTCGAACTGGGCTCGTGCTGTTGATACGATCTCAGGTCTGTGGCATTTAGAGGGCCAGTCTGTAAGCGTGTATGCTGATGGTCTTGTCGTTGGAAATCCGAACAATGATGCCTATGAGGAAATCATGGTTTCAAATGGGCAGATCACTTTATCAGAAAACTATGCGGTGATTTATGTTGGTTTACCGATTACCTCTGACATTGAGACCTTGAACATTGATACCCCCTCTGCGAATACAATGATCGACAGAAATAAATTGATCTCTAAAGTTTCTTTGTACGTTGAAAAAACAAGAGGACTATGGGCTGGGACTAGGCCGCCAGATGAGACGGTTGATTTCTTAGATGGCCTTACAGAACTTAAGATTCGAGAGGGTGAGCCCTACGATAGTCCGGTCGATCTTGAGACCGATCCTGTTGACATTATTACTGAGGCGACTTGGAATAATAACGGACGAGTATTTATCAGACAGACTGATCCTGTACCGTGTTCGATTTTAAGTATCGCACCGACTGGATACATACCTTTTCCTGGGGGTTCATAGATGGCAGCTGGGGCAGTAGCAGGCCTGCAGGTCGTAGGCGCGTATGGGCAAATGCGCGCTCAAGAGGCTCAGGCAGATTATCAAAAAGAAATGGCATCGATTAATGCTGAGGAGGCTCGCCGTCAAGGTGAGCGAATGATAAAGCAAGGTAACATTGATGCGATTAAAACTCAGAAAAAATTTAATCAGATCTTAGGATCTCAGCGAGCAGGTTTCGCATCTCAAGGGGTTGAGGTTGATTCAGGATCGGCAAAGCTTGTTCAAGAAGAAACTATGCAGGCCGCGATTGAAGAGACAAGATCCATTCGAAACAATGCGTTTTTGCAGGCCATGGGATTTCAAGCCGAGGCTGATGACAGATTAAGAAATGCCAGATTTGCACAGTCAGGGGCCAGATCCTCGGGCGCTCAGACTCTACTTGCTGGGGGGTTGTCTGCGGCTGATACGGCAAATAAATACGGATACTTTGATAAGAAGAGGTAACAGATGCCAACGGTTCAAAGATACGGCCAGGCTCAAACGCAGGCCGAGGTTAATCCTAATATTAGAGTAACAGAAAAACAAGATGTTGAGGCATTTGGCGGCGGCCAAGGATTAAGTAGACTCACGAGCGCGGCGGTAGGTCTTGCTGAGAATGTGAAAGAACGCGCCGACTCTTTGGCTGTTATGGAAGTCGAAAAGGAAATGAACGACTTTGAAACGCAGCTTATGTACTCGCAAGGTGAGGACGATGGTCAAGGCGGTAAGAAAGGCGTGGGACTTGCCTTTAAAAAAGGGAAAGATGCTTTTGAAACTCCAAAGCTTGCAAGAGAAGAGTTTAACAAAAAGCGCGACGAAATCTTAAATCGTCTGTCAAACCCTAATCAAAAGGCCATGTTCTCTCAAAAGGCTTTGCAAAGAGAGGCTCAGTTAAACAGACAAGTCTCTCGTCATGTGGCAAATGAAATTGAAAAATACGAGCAAGATACCTTTACCTCGTACATGAAATCGGAGCGCGAAAAGGCCGTTGTTAATTACCAAGATCCTGAGGCTGTAGCGCAGTCACTTTATAATCAAGAAACTAAAATCAAAGAGTTTGCAGATAGAAATGGTCTGCCTCCTGAAACTTTAAAATACCAACTTGAGTCTGCACGGTCTCAAACGCACTCAGATGTTATCTCAAGAATGATAGCAAATGGGGATGACCTTGGAGCAGAGGCATACTTCGCAAAGGTTAAGCCGGACATAACTGGCGGTAACATTGAGCAGGTCGAAAAAGAACTTGAGATCGGATCATTGAGGGGTGCTTCTCAAAGGTCTGTTGATCAGTTCATGAGGTCTGGAATGTCTGAGGCTCAGGCCTATTCTCAGGCAGCAAAGATTGAAAGTCCAAAGCTTAGAGAGGCAACAGAGGCGAGGATTGCCAAAGCCTATGGACAGAGAGAGGCAGCTGAGAATCAAAGGCAACAGGACATTGTTGAGTATGCGGCGAAGGTTTTTGATAAAACAGGGGACTATCCTCCTGAGCTAACCAAGGCCATCACGTCTCTTAAACCTCAATACAAAGAGATGCTCGATAAATACAGAGAACGAAATCCTATGCGAGACGATGGGGTTTTATATTATAAGCTGCAACAAATGGCAGCAAATCCAGAGACTCGTCAAAAATTTGCAAACCATGATCTCTTACAAGAAATGCCGAACCTTTCAAAAGATCACTTCGAGAAACTTCGAACTTATCAAAAGAATATTAAAGAGGGTAAAGACTCTGCAGGTAAAGAGCTTGATGGTATTTACTCTGATGCTCAGGTCGTTGAGAATGTTTATAAAGAGGCTGGGTTTGATACCAAAGACGTTGAGGATTATTCAAAGTTTAAGAACAGACTCGACGAGGTTGTACTTGAGGCGAAAAAGAAAAAAGGCGGCAATCTTACAAACTCTGAAATTCGTGACCTGGCAAAACAACAAACTCTTGAGGTTGTAACTTCAAAGGGATTTTTGTGGGATACAAAAAAGCCAAGGTTTTTAATTGATCAAGAAACTATACCAGAGAGTGACAGACTTCAGATCATTGAGGTCTTAAATAAAAAAGGTAAGCCTGCGACTGAAAAAAACATCTTGGATTTATTTATAATGAAGGCAAATGCAAATGAGCGATAATCCGTATGAAAAAGTTTATGATGAACAATTTGGCAAGACCGACAATCCTTATGAGACTGCGGCTGATAGCTTTGAGCAACAGGCCCAGTTTGCTGCGTCTGAAATAGCGTCTGAGAAAAATCCAGATCAGCATGCGAAGGTATTGAGTATCGCTGAACAGCTTGGATCTAAGTCTAAGTTTGTCGAAGAGAATTATGATGTAATCGAAAAACAGAGACAGGCTTATCAGTTAAAGGGAAAACTTGGCGAGGCATCTGTTGTCGCGCCTTTGACCTCTGAGTTTACGGCTGATCCTGATAATTTGACAGTCGCAAAGGACGATCTTGATGAGCTTATAAAGCTTGAAAAGAAAACCAAAGAGCATGGATTTTGGTCTCAGGCATTGTCTGGATTTAAGGCCAGCGCGATAGGGGTTGGATCTGCGCTTGCTAAGTCTCCGAGTTATCTTGCGGTAATGAGTAATCAAATGCAGCAAGGCAGACTTGAAATGATGGGGCTCACAGAGGACGAGATTAATTTTGCCCTCCCTTCAAATAAAGATGTTGCAGAATCAACAAAGTTTTTTCGAGAGAATGAGTTTGTTAAGGGCCTTGATCAAAAGGCAGCTGATCTAAGGGCTCAGGCACCGATGTTAAATCAGTCAACATGGGACTCGTTAAAGCGCGGTGATATGTCTCAGGCTGGCCAGTTAATTGCTTTAAATGTCATTGCAAGTTCACCGAGTACGCTTGGAATATTGGCGGCGGCATCGACAGGATATGGAGCTTTAGGTCTTGGCGCTGCAGGATTATCGACGGCGAGTGAATCATTCGCTGAGAATGTTGATAAGCCGGGAGTGAGCGTTGAGCAGGCATCGTCATCGGCATCTCTTAAGGGGACGTTCGAGGCAGCGTTTGAATCACTTGGGACCATGGGGATTTTAAAGACTTGGGAAAAAGCTTTAACGAAAGAATTCGGTAAACAGACTTCGAAAGAGGTTATGTTGAACGTCGGAAAAACTTTGAGTTATTCTTTCTTAGCTGAAGGAAATGAAGAGGCCGCGACTTCTTTTGCGCAGGACTTTGCAGATTATGCAACAGGCGTGAACAAAGATGCGATGAAGGGATCATTTGAAAGGGCCATAAATGCAGGGCTTGTCGGGGGATTTACAGGCGTTGGTCTTGTGTCTCCTGTTGGTATTCAGGCAGGGCTTGCAAAGCAGAGTCAGATTAGACAGGCAAAAACAAATCAAGAGCTTTATCAGGCCATTGGTGAGAGTGCTGAAAACTCAAAGCTTAAACAAAGACTGCCAGAAAAATACCGTGAGTTTGTTGAAAAGGTAACGAAGGATGGACCTGTTGAAAAGGTCTATATTAATCAAGAGGGGTTTACTTCATACTTTCAGTCAAAGAATATGACTCCCGAGCAGGCCGCAATAGAGCTTGGTATTTCGAAAGAATATAATAAGGCGGTTGAATCTGGATCTGACATTGAAGTTTCAACGGCTGTAATGGCTGAGAAAGTCGCAGGCACAGAATACTATCAGGGCCTTAAGGATGACGTTAAGTTTAATCCTGAAGAAATGACCATGCGAGAGGCTCGTGAGTCTGAGGCGGAAACAAAACGCCAGATCGAAGAGGAGTACAATAAAGCCAAAGAGGGCAAGACAAACGAAGAGGTTGACACCGTTGAATCATCGGCGCGAGAGGTCGGTAAAAACATTGAGCAACAGTTAAAGGAGAATGGGTTTGCTCCAAAGGCAGCGAAGGCTCAGGCATTACTTTATGAGAAGTTCTTTGCAATGCAAGGGATGAAGTCGGGGCAGATGCCTCTTGATCTCTTTAATAAGTACGGTCTTAAGATAAACACACTTCAGGATGAAACGGTTGATCCTGTTGTCGATCCTCAGACAATGTATAATCAGTCACTTCAAGAGTTTTTTAGCCCATCAAAGCGCGAGGATAGATCTGTTGATTTCACATCTCAGGATGGAAAGACGACGATGAATATGCGCGTATCTAAAGGATCTGAGGGCGTCGGCGTCTTAGAGGTAAACAATTTTAATTACAATCCAGAATTAACATCTGACACGAATGCCTTGATCGATATTGCTATTGATATGGCAAGGGATAATAAAGCGCCCCTTGTGGTGTTTAGCGAGAATTCATTTGGTAATAATTTTAAAGAGGGCATGAATGCTTTGCGGTCGTATGGGTTCAGGCCAGTCCAAAGAAACGGCAAGACCTACATGCAGTATGTTGTAGGTAAAGAGAGTCAGTTTTTTCAAAGCGGCCCTCAGGTTTCTGATCTTGGATTTTATTCTAAGTTTGAAAAGATGGTTTTAGAAAAAGTTCAAGGTAAGTCTACAGATGTGAACCAAGTTAAAGCCATGATGAAAGAACTTAAAGAGGATGAGGTTAAATGGCTTGGCCTTAACGAATTTATTAAAGACAAGACAAAGATTGATAAACAAGAATTGTTGGATTTTATTCGAGCCAATAGTTTGAATGTGGTTGAGGTGACTAAGGGAGGGGATCAGCGCGATTTGATAGTTACTGGGCCAGACGATAGTGGTGAGTATTCCGTTTTAGATCAGGCGACTGGACAGGAGGTTTCATCTGGTTGGTCATCTGAGGACGGGGCAGAGACAGAAATTTCTTTGATGAGATCTCGCGGCGGTCGGCAAACTCAATACTCAAAATACACCTTGCCAGGCGGTGAGAATTATCGAGAGGTTCTGCTCACGATGCCTCCGAAGGAAATTCAAGGAAATATTCTTGATGATTCTTATAAAGATCAGAGTACTTGGGAAAAGTCAGAGAGATCATCTTTTAAGAGAGCTTCGAAAACAGAGGTTGAGGAAAGTCCAGAGTTTATAAAAGAGAAAAAAGATACTGCGAAATATCTTAAAAAAGAATTTCCAGAAATGAAGCCAAAGGCAATCAATGAGCTTTTGGATAAAATTCTTGCAACGACATACAGATCTGATCTCAAACCTGATGATCTAAATACAGATAAGCAAGAGGTCGCAGATAAGATAAACGGCCTGATTAAAAAATATAATTCAATGCTGTTTCCATTTCCTAAGGAAACTGTTTACAAGCGACGTGATACTTTCGATGGATCAAATCTTGTGATTTACAATACCAACACTGAGGGTGAGGGTTTTTATACCGGAAAACAAGCTGGCCAAAAAGTTTACTTTAAAACTTTTGAGGAGGCTGTTGCTGAGATTGAGTCTCAACTTCAAAAAACAAAGGATGACAAGCGAACGGATACTTACAAATCATCCCACTTCGAAGAAAAAAATATCTTAGCCCACGTTCGGTTAAATGACCGAGTCGATGCAGATGGGAAGAAAGTTTTATTTGTCGAAGAGATCCAGTCCGACTGGCATCAAGCTGGTAGGAAAAAAGGGTATCGATCAGATAGTCCAGCACAAAATGCTTTTGAAAATTTTAGAAAAGAAATGACTGATAAGTATGGGCCGACGTATTTTGCAAAACTCACAGATGAGGAAAGGTCTAGGTACGATCAGCTTGTTGAGCCTGCCGCAAATGAGCAGGGATCAGGCGCAGTCCCAGATGCTCCATTCAAAAAAACATGGCATGAGTTTGCTCTTAAGAGAATCATGCGCATGGCAGCTGAAGGCGGTTATGAAAGAGTCGCATGGACGACTGGCGAACAACAGGCTGAGCGGTTTGATTTAAGTAAACAGATTGACCGAATTGTTGTAACTGATCTTGTAAACTCCAAGAGCCCTCATCCTACCGGAGGGACAACTGGATATTATCTTACGGCAACTGACAAAGGTGGTTCATCTGTAATTGATAGATGGGTTGAAACAAAAGAAGATTTGTCTGATTACATAGGCAAAGAGGCTGCGGACAAGATTCTTAAGCCTGAATTTAAGTCAGATAAATACAAAAACTACTCGACTCACATTCTTGAAAACGCAGATCTCAAAGTCGGCGGCGAAGGGATGAAAGGTTTTTACGACAACATCCTGATCAAGTCTGCCGAGAAGTTGTTTAAAAAATTCGGCGTTAAGGTTGGCGAGACTGAGGTCGATGATCAGAAGGTCCATTCCCTAGACGTAACGCCAGAACTTAAAGACGCTGCACTTAACCAAGGCTTTGAGCTTTATCAAGAAACTCGTGGCCGAATCAGGTTCGGAAATAACCGTCAGTTTAATATCGATTTATTTAAGACAAAAGACGAGTCAACATTCTTGCATGAATCTGCGCATTTCTTTTTTGAAGTTATGGCAGATTTGGCAGAGGCGAAGAATGCTCCTGACTCAATAAAAAATGATTATCAGAAAATGCTTGATTTCGTCGGAGTTAAAACTCGCAGCGAAGTCCAGACAGATCAGCATGAGAAAATCGCAAGGGCTTTTGAGGCTTACCTTATGGAGGGTAAAGCGCCGTCTGAGTCTTTGAAAAAAGCGTTTGCAACATTTAAGCAATGGCTCATTTCTATTTATCAGAGAGTTAAGAATCTTAATGTTGAGATGACTCCTGAGATTACAGAGGTCTTTGATCGAATGCTCGCAACAGATGAAGAGATTCAGGCAGCACGTTCAAAGCTTGGAGTCGCTGAGCTTTTTGCAGGTGATCCAAAACGAGCAGGTCTCACAGATGAGGAAACGCTTGAGTATTTAAA